CAGAAGTTCCTCTAACTTCTCTTGTTACACCTGTAAGTTCATTACCAGATATACCTGTGTATGAAATTTCTTCGTTACCTATTTTTATAAAGTTTGTACCTGCATCTGGAAACTGAGATACATCACCTAATATAATACCTGTTGTTACAATATCATTAATACCATTTGTTAATGTAGTTGTAGGTTCACCTGCTGTTTCACCACCCCATGAACCAAGTGACCAACCAAAACCTTTTGCTTGTACAGCTGGTCCTACAGGATAATAATGTTGTACTCTAATACCGCCTGATGTTGTTGCACCAGATCCTGACTCATTACCTGGCATTGTAATTGTAATAGTTGTGCTTGATGGTACACTTGTTACCATAAATTTTTTATCGTCAAAATCAGCTGCTGTATAATTAGAATTAGTTATTGTAGTAAAATTATCTAATAAAATTATGTCTTGTTCACCTATATTATGTGGACTAGAAAAAGTTATAGTAACAATATTTGATCCGTTGCTTGTGCTAAATGCATTAGAAAGTGTAGTTGTTGATTTAATAGGATGTATGTCATAGAATACACCACCTGAGTATGCATATAAAATTCTGTTTGTACCAATGATTGCATATTTTCTAGCTTTACTATTTACAAAATGATGAAGTCCTCTACCTGCACCAGTTAATGCATCATCCCCTAATTGTTTCC